CTTCATTAACATGAAGTTATTAGCACCTTGTGTAACTAAACATCTTTCAGTTAGCATGTGTATTTGCATCGCATCTAAAGCAGACGTAGCAGCTCCAACAGAACCTGTAACCCAAGTTTTCATTCTTCTATCGTCAGTTTGCGAAGCTCTATATCTAACGTGTAAAAACGGTCTCTTAAGATTTTTTCCTAACATTTGGTCATAAACTGTTGAAGTTCCAGCTGGAACCATAACCCCTCTAATTGCGTTTGCAGCAGAAGCAGCGTTAATACCACCTCTTGTAGCTTGGTCGTTTAAGTATCTCATATCAGACTTGTAGAAGTCGTAAGATCCACGTCTGAAACCAGAAAAACCTAAGTTTAATGCCATATCTTCAGAATTGTTAAATACTCCGTAAGAAGTACCACCAGCTCCGTAAGAATTCATAGAAGCTAACATGTCATCCATTGCTAACGAAGTAGCTCTGTTTACAAACATCATGTTTTCTTCAATAGCACCTTGTTTATCAAACTCAGCTAATATAGCATCAAATTCAGCTAAATCAGTAGCAGCGTTAACACCAGTTACACCAGAAGTAATATTACCTCTTGATTCAATAGCCGCAAATAAACCTTCAGTACCAGCGTCATTAGTTGCATTTGTAGTTGAACCAGGTATAATTGTGGAACCTTGAACCTCAGAAGCGGCAAGAGCTTTTTCACCTTCTAACATTGCCATTTCAATATAGTCGTTAAAACGAGCTCTTGTATCAGCTTCAGCTTTTAGATACCAGTGGTACCCAGCAGCACCATCTTCACTAGTAACTTCAACCCAACCAATTCTAGAAACATCAGAACCTGATACTTCGTAGTAATCTTTCATTATAACTGGTTTGTTGCTAAAAGTTTTGAAAGCAGGTTCGTTAGCACCTCTAGTATCAGTAGTATTAGTAGTACCAGCAGCAGCTACATAGCTTTGTCCTTTCCCATACTCAGAACCATAAACTAATATAGTTGTTGCTTTTGATGCAGTGTTTGCTGATAAAGCAGATTGCCCGTAAGGAGCAACGTCAATAACCGCGTCAGCTACAACTGTTACTAAACATTTGAAAACACCGTCTGAGTTAGATACTATAACGGTATCATTCACTCTAATACCGTGATTAGCAGCTGTAAAACCAGCTCCAACGTTACCATCGATGTCATCTTCAATTGTTACCTGTGCAATATTAGTTACACCTGTACCTGTGTTAGCACCAGCAGTTGCTGAGTTAACATTACCTTTATAAGAAAGGTGTAATCTACCTTGTTCTGACCAAACAACTTGATCAGCAGTCATAGATTCTTCAGCTCCTACTTGTGAAAGAAATCCTGAGATAGTTCTCGGTCCGAAAACTTCAGCTTCTTTTTCCATAAGATCTGGTAAATATTGTTGAGCCCAACCCATATCTTGGTTGAAGTCAATGTAGTTTGTTGCTAATGTTTGCTTCTGATGTGAAGCTACACTGTTTAACAAACCACCGGGATTTGAAATTGCCATAATTTTGTAATTTTAAATTGTTATTTATTTTTAATTTTGAATTTGAAATCATTAGAACTCTCACCAAGTACTTTTACTTTGTATCCACCAGCATTAATTTCACCGCCATGTTGTTGCCGTGGATCCATACTAATATTTTTAGATTTAGCTACGCTATTTTTTAAAGCGTCAGCCTTACCTTGCTCGTAAAAGTGACTAGCAATTTTATCAGCGTTCATAGCAGTGTATAGTGATTTATGATAACCCTTAGCGTCTTCTATTTCATTATTTTTGTTCAAAAACTTTTTGACAAAATTATTAATATCGCTTTGCGTATCTTTCACCGTGCTCGAGTCTTTAACATTAAACCTAAACTTTTTTTCTCCAACTTTGTACTCAAAACCTTTGAATTCTTTGTTGAATAATTTATTAGTTTTATTTAAAAACGTGTTTTTTTGCCTGTCTGCTGTTACTTGCTGTTCTTTTGACTCCTTGTTATACCTATTGAAAAAATCAACTGCCTTCTGTTGCTCACTCGTGAGCTTTGAACCCATCTTGATATCTTCGTAATATTTGGACTTTGCACCGTCCAGGTGTTGCTTCGCCTGAGCAACTTGCTCCTTTAAAGCTAATTTTTTTCTTCGTATATCTATGTCCTCGTCTGTTTCTTCGTCGAAAGAAAAATTATCTTCCATTAGAAAATCTATTTCTTCCGAGTCTAAATGAGGTTTTATTTGTTTGTAATATTCCTTAAGTAAAGCGTTGTTATCTAATTTAGAATAATCTTGATTTAACTTAACATAATCTTCTAGGTCGCCTCCCGTATCTTTCATAAACTGCATTAGTTTTTGGATATTCTCAGGAAGTTCTTCTCCAGTGTTTTCAGCTTCAGTGATAGCTTCTTCGACTTGCTCAGCTAATTCTTCAACTTGCTCTTCTTCTGTTATTTCTTCTACAACTGGGGTTTCTTGTGTTTCAGTTTCCGGTTGTATTTCTTCTTGTTCCTGTGCGGTGTCGGTATCTTCAACGAGTTCAACCACTCCTCCGTCGTCAACAACGTCTTCTTTAATTTCTTCATTTTCTTTTGGTGTTGGTGGTTTGCTTAAATCTACTTTTATAACGTTATCGTCTTCAGGTTTCTTTAGATCGACTTTAGTTACGTTGTCTACTTTTTCTACAACTTCTTCAGTTGTTTCTTTTTTCTTTTTTGCCATAATATAATATAATAATAATTAGTACTCTGTTTATTGGGGTTCAAATGCCCCTAAATTGAATCCGCCACCCATTATATCATTACCTGATGATTCAAAGTTTTTAGGTGGTTTTTGATTATTTCTTTGGTCAATCATTTCTGATTGCTGTGTAGCTTGTATTTTTGTTCTTTTATCTTTACGATCTTCTTTTTCTTTTTCTCGTCCTTTAACTCCTTCTACTTCGGCTTGTTTAAGTTGCATGTTGTATTGGAACTCTTGTTCCATTAACATTTTCTTTAATTCACCTTCCGCTTGTAATTTTTGTAAGTCTAATTGAGATTCTATTTGAGCAAGCTCACCTTTAGATTGCGTTATAGCTTGGTTTTTTTGCACTTCCATTTGAGCAGCGGCTTGTTGCGCTTGTATGTTAGCTTGTGATTGCGCTTGAATATTTTGCTGTTGTATCTTTTGGTCTCTATCTATTTTTTGTTTTCTTCTAATTTTTAGTAACGAATTAGCTAGTTTAAGGTTTTTTATTTCTCTAACGTCAATCGCATCTTCTAACTCTATATTTTGTTGACTTAACGCCACTTGTATATTGTTTTCCAACAAAGCTTTTTCTTCTTCGTCTGGAGATAACTCAATAAATATACCAAAATCATACAAATGTAATTTTGACATTTCTTTTAATGTAGCAACGTTATGCGCTCCAATAGCTTGTATAAAAGCGTTTTTAGTTGGTGAGTACTCTATAATATCAGATATTCTTAAAGATAAACACTCTGCTGTTTGTGCTGTTAAAAATAATCCAGATTGTAATATATGTCTAGTGGCCGTATTTGAATTTGCTGCGGCCATTTTTTGCACACCAACTAAAGCGTTAGCGTCTGGAGTGCTACCATCTCTAGCTTCGTTTAATCCGGTTACATCTCTAATCATTTGAAGATAATAATTATACGTACCAATTAAACTTTGCATTTTTTGCCCTCCAGATCCAGATTGTATTTCTTGAATAGGTACTTTACCAGGATTCATATCACCATCAGAAGTAAATGACCTACCTATAACACTACCAGTTTGAAAAAACATATTTAACGCTTCTTGTGGATTGTAATTTGTTCCATTACCTAAATCTATCTCGGCAAGACCGTCTGCATCTAAATAAACTCCATCAGGAACCATACGCGACATTACTTGCTGTAGCTTTAAATGTGTAAGTTGTATCATGTCTGCAAAACCCGTAATACGTTTTACTAAAGAATCTATTTTTCCTTTATACATCCTAGGTGCTACTATAGAATAATTCATTTTTACTTTAGTAAAATCACTTTTAGGACGCATCATGTTTTTTGCCATTTCCCATTTAAGTAACTTATTAGTACCAAGAACCATAGCTCCTTCGTAAAGGCACTCTATAGACCTGTGCAATCTATTATACTCACCTTCTTTATCAACAGGTGGATTAAATGTATCATCTTTTTCTATAGCTTTATCTGCTCCAGATC